CAGTTAAAAGATTGAAAACATGAGAGATAATGAAAAAAATCAAATTGCGCATAACTATCTTATAGCCGCTATAAATTTTCACCATGACACTACCCGATAAAATCCGCAAGGCAATGAATGAATTGACTCCAGATGATGGGCCGCTTGTGGATGGGCCGATCAGATACCACAGCACCAGGCGCACCCATGAGAGCTACAAGCAGCAACTTAATCATGCCAGGGCTCACTCATCAGCAGAGTATTGGTACCTGCTCAGGTGCTATGATTGGATCAAGCTTCTTAAAAAAAACAACATCAAACTGCACAACGCAATCAAATAAACTTATCTTTGTAACATGCAAACAGTCAAAAGCACAAGAGGTGGTGTCCGGGCAGGGGCAGGGCGCAAGCCAAAATATGGTGAGCCTACCATAAACATCACTTTGCGTGTGCCAATATCGCATAAGCTAATCATCTACAAGATGGTGGCTAACTACCTTGAAACAATCTCGCATCAAACTAAAACACAAAAATCAGAACATTATGGATGCTAATCTAAGGGCCACTGAGTGGCTATTCACAGAGGTGGCCAATGGCCGCACCTTAACACTGGAGCTGCTGATCGAAGCACAGAAGATTGAAAAGAAGATGATCATTGAGGCATTTGAAGCCGGGCAGGACAGTCCAAAATCAAATGCTGATGCTTACTACTTTGAAAACTTTGAGAGCTATGAGGACTAAGCGGATCAGAGCAGGGGTGCTCATTAAGTCAGAGTTCAATGGCAGCTCATACCTTTTTGGGTACCTTACACATCCGGGCCTTGAGTATGAATTAGCGGTTGCAATACCTGAGCACAGCATTGATACTTACATCAATATCAATAAGACATTGATCAATTGTGAGGATGATGTGTACAAGTTTGGCCTGTTGCTCCAGAACATTGATGAGCAGGACAATGATGTGTTCACTGTCAAAGTCCACTATGATCATAAATTCTTAAACCTGATTATATATCCAAGCCAGTACACTGAGCTGATGAGATTGGGCTTTGAGGTGAACTCAATCAATGAGGCCACTATAATTGAAAAAATATCTTTAAATTTGTAACATGCCATTATTCCAAGGAGACAGCCCACAGATTATTCAGATGAACATCCGAAAGCTCATTGAGGAAGGGTATTCACCTGAGCAAGCCACAGCCATTGCTTACGCAGAGGCTGAGAAATACAGAAGCAAAAGGCGCAAATGAGAATTAGCTTTGACATAGATGGAGTCCTGGACACTGAGGCCGGTCAGTTAATCGCACAAAGAGCAATTGACAGAGGTGATGATGTATTTATCATTACGGCCCGAAATGAGGAAAGAGCATCTGCTGAGGTGTATGAGATAGCTCAAAAGCTTAACATCCCTCGTTTGCGTGTTTACTTCACCAATGGAGCAGATAAGTGGCGCACCATTGACAGATTGGATATTGACTTGCATTATGACAATAGCCTGGAGCAGATTGATAAGATTGAAGAGTTCACTAATGCAAGAGCCAGATTGTTTGATAATTGAAATCCCGTTAAAATCCCGTAAACATGAGAGAAGGCAGAAACGGCGGTAAACTTAAGACAGGAGGCAACAACGGTGGTGGCCGACCACCTAAGCTGCCAGACCTTCACATCCTGCTTGCCAATGTATTGGGCAAAGAGAATAAGGATGGGCTGACTGCTGCTGAGGAGATACTGCTTGCCCTTCATGCCAAGGCCAAGAAAGGTGACACCAGGGCTGCCGAGCTGCTGCTTGATCGTGGCTATGGCAAGCCAAAGCAAACGAGTGAGACCACCCTTAAGACCACAGAGCCACTTGTGATAATTAAGACAAAGGAGCCCGATGCTTAAAGGATTGATCATAGGCTTGATGCTTACAGCCGGCATCTTATGTATTGCTCTGGTTATGTTCGTTATGATCAAGGACACGATGCCTGATTATGATGATGAGGAGGATTGATGCAGTATGAATTAACCGGCAGGCAGAGCACTGCCTTTGATGCAGCAGCATCAGGAGACTACCGAGTGATTGTATTCGGAGGGGCCATCAGAGGTGGTAAGACATACTGGCTCCTGCTCACATTAACTTACCTGTCATTGCAATATCCTCGCAGCAGGTGGGTGATCATCCGTAAGTCACTGCCTGATCTTAAGCGTACCACCTTTCCATCCTTCAGCTCAATCTTAGCCGATGGCATTAATGAGTATGTGAGCTCATGGAATAGAGATACACAGGTGGTGCAGTTTATCAATGGATCTGAGCTGATGTTTATGGCTGAGTCCTTTGATGAGGATAAGGACTTAAACCGATTCAAAGGGCTTGAGGTAAACGGGGCAGGATTGGATGAGGTGAATGAGCTCCAGGAGCAAACCTTCTACAAGGTGCAGGAAAGGATTGGCTCCTGGAACAAGGCAGAGGGCAAGCCACCGATCATCTGCCTGGCTACTTGCAATCCTGCCAATAATTGGGTGAAGTCAATCATCTATGAGCGATACAAGGAAGGCACACTGCCGCAAAGGTGGACATTCATACCATCCAAGATTACCGATAATCCGCACATCCCTGCTGAATATCTTGAGAGCCTAAAGGAGTTGCCACCTGTGCAGTATGCCCGATTTGTGGAAGGGGATTGGGATGTGATGGATGAGGTGTCTAATCCATTCCTGTATGAGTGGGCCGATGAGAAGCACATTGATGACAGTGTGCAGTTCAACAGCAACGTGCCTGTGCACATCAGCGTGGACTTCAATATCAATCCACTGTGCGCCCTGGTGATTCAGCACACCGGCAGAGGGGCCAATGTGGTGGATGAGATCAAGATTGAGAAGGGCAGCGTGGATGCCTTCTGTGATGCTGTGCTTGCCCTTGGTGTGCCGATGGGCCTCATCAGGATAACTGGCGATGCAATGGGCAAAGGTGGCACTGTGCAGCAACGTGACAATTCAAGTGCATACACACAGATCAAGCGGAGGCTGCAATTATCGGACAGCCAATTCCTGATCCCTGCCAATCCTACTCACTACAATAGCAGGATTGATTGCAATGCTGCATTGCGCAAGTTAGATATCAAGGTGAACAGCAAGCGGTGCAAGGGCTTTGTCTTTGATGCCAAGCAGGTGCAGTGTAATGCTGATGGGCAGATCATAAAGAGCAATCGTAAAAATTTAACAGAGCGTGCTGACTTTTTAGATTGTTTCCGTTACTTTGTAAACGCAATACTTAAACGATACTTATGAGCGTATGCAGTCCATGCTTTGATTCGGGGATCATTGTTGATCAGTGTGCCAGTGGGATCACCTTTGGCGTGGTGGCACCAGAGACAGGCTACCAGGTAAACATCAAGCACAATGCCACAGGTCGAATCCAATCCTTTCCTGTTGAGTCAGATGGGGATGGCATGATCACCATTAGTGAAATAAAGATTGATCCATTGCAAGGGTACACCATCAGCTTGATGTCATGTGACAGCTTCACCATCTGTGAGCAGGAATACACCTGTATAAGCTTTAGCGTGGTGAACAGCAATATTGATCCAGGTGATACTGGAGTGATAAACTTAATTGATTGCGTATGCTAAAGAAGTTGATATCAATTTACAAAGGATGGTGGCTGTGGGCCATAGACACCAAGGAGAGCAGAGACCTGATGGAGACCAGGATGCCGATGTGCAACCTGTGCCCGAATAAGATCAAGCTCACCAATACTTGCAAGGAGTGTGGCTGCTTCCTGCCTGCCAAAACAAGAGTCAAGGATGAGCAATGCCCGATTGATCTCTGGTGACATGATACATGGATTCATACTGGTGAAGGCATTGAGATTTGATGATGAGATCAATGAGGTACTAAACCGGAATCCGCAAGAGATTGACTTCCTCCTTAACACAGATGACATAAGTCATGCATATCAGCCCGATGATGAAGAGCACAGCACCATTGTGCTCATGAATAATACCGAACTAAAAGTAAAAGACAATCTCGATGAAATCATTAACAAGCTTCGTAAAGCGACTGCAATTAATTGGTTGGTTAATTAAACGCAAAGAGCCCAAGCCACTGCGCCCGATGGTGGAACTGTTCAAGCATGAGGGCCATACTTACTACCGATTCCCGAAAGAATTGAATCTGCCACTGGAGAGATTCAGCATGTCCATGTCATTGATGGAGCGCATAAGCTCAGGGCTAAGTGGATCAGAGATGGACAGGATATTGAGTGGCATGGAAAGGGCCTTAAGTGCCGGGCTGTCCAATCCAAAGAATGCAGCAGTGGTGGCCACATACATCCATGTGATCAGGGAGAGGCAGGACACTGTGATCCATCGTGACCTGTTGCTTAACCTTGCAGCCACATGGGTGGTGAGGGAGGATGAGGATCCCGGGCAGATTGATCCCGATATCCATCAGCAGAAGCTAACTTTATTTGAGGCGATGTGCAAGGAGGCATCGCATGATTTTTTTACACGCTTGGATATAGATCCACTGATGCCCTTGCTCACTATGTCTCCACAAGACTTTCAGATCTTGTGGGAGTACAACGTGGAGGCACAACGAAAATTGACACAGGCACTAACCCACTTGAATACTCACCTGGACACCGGGCGAAAAAAGTAGCCGATGAGCTACGGCAGCAAGTCATCAATCTTTGCGGTGGTAACATTGTGGAGTTCAAAGAACTGATGAGCTCCGATGTTTCAACTTATTTACTTAAATTTGAGCTGTTCATAAAGCAGCAAAAAAATGGCAGCAGCAGAAGTTGAGATCATTTATAAAGCCAATGCAGAGGGCCTCAATGCTGCTGTTGGCAAGATTACCCAAACCAATGAAGTATTAGTTAAGGAAGCTGAGGACACCAGTAAGAAGGTGGCTGATGAGTTTAAGAAGATAGGCGGTGCGGCTGCTGCTGCATTTGGAAGTAGCCAAGTAAAGAATGCACTGAAGCAGCTCAATGATGAAAGCCTCAAGCTGACTGCTAATTTAAAGAAGCTGCAAGATGAGCAGGTGGATTTGATTGCATCTGGCAATCGAGTGAGCAAGGCCTTCAAAGATAATGCAGCAGCGCAGGCTGCCATCAAGAGCCAGATTGCTGAGGTGAACAATCAGCAACGGCAGCTGAATGATACCTACGATAAGACAGAGACAAAACAGAAGTCACTCACCGGGCAGCTTAGGCAATTGAAGCAGGAGCTCAGTCAGCTTGAGCAGGCAGGCAAAGAGAACAGCGATGAGTTCCAAAAGCTGACCTTACAAGCCGCAAAGCTTGAGGATCAGATCGGAGATACCAGGGAACGAGTGAGGGTGCTTGCCTCCGACACATTCAAGTTTGATGCAGCAGTGGGAGCAGTGAGCACATTGGCATCAGGCTTTGAAGTGGCACAAGGTGCTGCTGCTTTGTTCGGTGATGAGTCAGAGGCGCTCAATGAAGTAATTGCTAAGACCACAGCTATCACAGCCATTGCCAATGGAGTGAGGGAGATTGCAGATAAGTTAACCGGGCAAAGTGCTGTAAAGCTTGCTGTGCTTAGTGCAGCGCAAAGAGCCTATTCGGTTGTGGTCGGTACATCAACAGGCGCATTGAAAGCATTTAGGTTGGCATTGGCAGCAACAGGAATAGGTGCATTGATTGTGGCAATCGGTGCTGTGATTGCTAACTTCGATAAGTTGAAGGATGTATTCAGAGGTACATCAGACAGCAGCAGGGCATTAGGCAAGGCACTGCAAGAATCAAGGAGTGCAATACAGGCAGCCAATGAGGAAGTGCAAAAGACAGGCAATGCCTTTGAGCTTGCAAGCCAGGGAGTGATATCTCAAGAGGAAGCATTACAGATATTCAATGATACACTTGGAGATTCGTTTGGCAAGCAGACAGATTTTAATAAGGCTCAGGAGGAGTACATCAGAAAGAAAGATGCATACATTGAAGCCACCAAAGCAAGAGCACAGGCTCAGGCTTTATTAGCTCAATCGGCTGCATTAGCAGCAGAAGCGGCAACGGTAACAGGTGAGGAGGCCACAGGATTTGGTGAGAAGATTCAGACCTTTATAAGTGATGCAGTAGCAGGATTCAATAGATTGATTGGAGGGGCAGCCACATTAACAACAGCAACATTTGCAGCAACAACAGCAGGCATTGAGGAGAATGCCAGAGAAAGAGTATCGGCTGAGAAAAAGGCACAATCAGAAGTGGTGGCAGGATTAGCCACTGCTAAATTGAAAGAAGCAGAAATCATTGAAAATTCAGCAGGCATTGCATCTGAAGCAGAGCAGAAGCTCAATGCAGATCGTGAGGCCAAGCGCAAGGCAGCATCAGACAAAGCAACCGAGGCCGCAAAGAAAGCAGCAGAGGATCAAAAGAAAGCAAGGGAGGAACTGGCAGCAGCAGAACTTGAGGCATTTGTGAATACTCTGGATGAAAGATCAAAGGTGCTTAATGAGGCCAATGATAAGATCATCGAGCTTGAAAAGAAATTTAGAGAGGCAAGATTTAAGGCAGGCAGCCAGGAGGAACTTGAGGCACAGCAAAGATTGCAGTCAGCAATTATACAAGTGCAAGAAGATGCCACCAACAAAGTGCAGGAGATTGATAAACAAGCTGCCAAAGATAAATTGGAGAAAGCACTGGAGGCAGCCAAGGCACAAGCCGATGCCACCACTCAGCAACAGATTGATGCTGCCAATGCACAGCTTGCCTTAGAGCTTGCTGCCATCAATGAGACAGGTGCCGATAAGGTTGAGATTGAAAAGCGTTATGCAGAGATATTGAAGGGCCTCAATAAGCAGCTCAATGAGGAGATCAAGGAGGAGAACAATAAAAGGATTGAGTCAGAGTTCAACACTAGGGAGGCGAACCTTAAGCGGCTTGAGATCATTGAGGGCAGCTCACTTGATCGCAGGATTGCCTTGATCGAACTGGAGGCAGAGCGCAGGCGCAAGGCTGCCACTGATAACATCACAGATGCCAAGGAGCTTGCTGCACAGCTTGAGCTGATCAATGCTGAGACACAAGCGGCGATCAGGGCAGAGAGTATAAAGAGCACCACAGATACAATTGACAATGCCCTTAAGGTAGCGCAAGAGGTGGGAGATTTATTTAAAGGATTGGCTGATCTGCAAAAGGCAGCATCAGAGCAGCGTATCACTGAGATACAGGAGGCAAGCCAGGCAGAGCTTGACAATATCAACAAAGGATTGGAAAGCGAAATTGATAAGCAACGCAAACGGGAGGCACTGGAAAAAAGAACCAATGCACAGATTGCTGCTGAGAAATTAAAGCAGGCAAAGCTTGACAGAGGCATTGCAATCTTTGATGTGATTATTAAGACAGCTCAGGCAGTCAATACTGCTGTGGCAGCATCACCACTTACTTTTGGTTTACCATGGTCAGCCTTTGCTGTTGCAAGTGGTGCAGTACAGCTTGCTGCCATCCAAGCGCAGCCACTGCCTAAGTTCAAGAAGGGTGGCCCTGTGGGAGGTCGCAGCCATGAGGCAGGCGGTACAATTATCGAAGCTGAGAAAGGTGAGTTTGTGGTGAATAAGCAATCTGCCACCAGACACCGGGATGCATTGGATGCCATGAATCGAAGCAGTGATGCATTCAAGAAATACATTGATCAGAGATATGTGCGGCCTGCCTTGCTTGACTTTGCGGCCAAGAAAGACAGAGGTGTGCAGGTTAATGCCACATTGAATGCAAAGGGTGTGGAAAAGAAGCTTGATAAACTTACCAAGGTAGTTAGCAAGCAGAAGACCACCATCAATATTAACGGCACAGATAACAGATACCAATGGCAGTAGAATTAAAGTTTATTATTGATGGCCTTGACAGAGGGCAGCCATTGAACCCGGAAGAGTTTGCCATCACTATCAGCACAGAGGACAGCATCGGAGCAAGGGTGGTATCATTCGGCAATGATCTAATCTTTGGTGGTGATGTGTATGACTACTTATACACCAAGCTTGAGGTCAATGGATATTGCGAACTGGTGCGGCTAAGTGTGCAGTACAAGTGTGCAGCCGGAACATGGCAGCCATTGGTGGATGGGTACATCATAGTGACTGAGTGCTTATTTTTACTTGACAAATGTCAGGTTAAGACAAAGATGTATGATGAGACCTTCAGCACCAAGATAAACAATAATAAGTCCATACCTTTCTCGCTTGAGCTCACCACTTCAAAAAATGGTGCAGCAATTACTTCTCCATTTTTGAGAAGGCTTGAGATATTCAATCCACCAACAGGAGTAATTGAATCTTCATGCGCTTATGGCTATCCTGTGTATGATGTGTTTAAGCATCTGATTGCATGTATGACTGACAATCTTGTGGACTTTGAGTCTAATTATTTAAAGGTGGTAAAGCCTGACTTCAATGTGCCTGCTTATACAATTGGAAGAAGCTTAAGGCAAAGAGCAATTGTTCAAATGAATGCAACCTTTGAGCCATTATATGCTGCCATGAGGTCAAAGCTCAATCTGGGGATGGGCTTCGAGAAGCAAGCCAATGGCAGACCACTGTTAAGGATAGAGCCATTATCTTACTTTTTTCAATCTGGTGCATCAGCTAATCTTTATGATCAACCAAATATTGAGATGAGCTTTGATAGGAGCATGCTTTATCAAGCTGTTGAATTTGGTAATGAGGTGGTGCTTGAGGCGCAGCAATGTAATGATGGCAATTCAGCTTGTTCGTTTATACAGACAGCATTCAGAGGATTCCGTAATGAGACCTTTGGATTTGTTGGCGAGTGCAATACATCGGCAAAGCTTAACCTTCAGACTCCGACAATTATATTTGACACTAATGCAATTGAGAATGTTGTAAGATATGCATCAACAGATTATGAAAATGATTACTTTATAATACAATCAAGGTTTATTGATTTTGGTGTAAATCCTGATTGCTTAGTGGCTCAACAGTTTGATCCTTATTCAATCGGGCAGTATGTTTATAATGGCAACTTCACAAATGATCAAGTAAGTGCTAATTGGATTAATGGATATCCTAATTCTCTTTATTCATTTTTAGCCGGATTCAGTCCTGCATCAACGGTATTTCAAGCAAGAGCCACAGTAGATACTCAGTGTTGGGATATTGATGATGGAGCATTTACTTCATATCTTGAATTCAGTGGAAATTATTTAAACTTCCCTAATGAATTAAGTGATGCAGGCAACAACTTTGATGGAACTGTCTATGTTATACCTTATACTGGATTTTACACCTTCAACTTAATTGTTCAATTTGATGCTGTATTTACAACTGGCAATAAATTTAGCAAAGCTTTAATCAGACATCAGACTTCAACTGATGAAGAGGTATTTGTTTATGAGGGCCCAACTGTTACATCAGTAGCTGCTTCATTTGTTCAAACAACAGTGACTGCATCATTTGTATGCAATGCAGGCGATAGAATAAAAGCAGATGCATCAGGCAGCTTACAAGATCCAGGCCCACCTGTGCAGCAATGCGTATTGTTTCAATGGACTGATATACCCTCAGGCACAGTTTATAGAACTCAATTTAGTGGATCAGGAGTTCCTTTATTACCATCACAGCTTGAGTCGGTTGACATCAATGATGTTAAGGCCTACACCTATAAATTTGACAGGCCGCTATCCATGCAAGAGATCAATGCCATCGCATCTGAGCCATCCAAGCCAATACTATTGGGCCGCAAGGATGATCCGGTGGCTACCATACCAACATACATCCAGAATATCAATATCCAATCTGTGATGCGCAAGAATACACAATTTGAATTGAGATCAAATAAACTTCTGCCATGAGCTACACTTCCATACCTAATCAGCCAATAGTATTCAATACCGTACTATCTGAGCCATGCCCGAATTGTAATACAGATTACAATCAGTACATTGACTTTGATGATCAACTATTCTTTCAGCTTGAGGCAGGGCAGTGTGGCAATGTGGAGTTTGACAGTGAGCTGCTGCAAGGCACATGGACTCAATCGGGCAGCACCATCAGCTCCACCGGTGGATCGGGTGGCTACATTCAATATTATAGGAGATTCGATGTGGTGCAGAATGTGCTGCTCACAGTAACAGTGACAGAGATCACTGGCATACTTGATGTGGTATTGGTGGGCGGTGGGATCCTGTCCATCACAGCACCTGGCACACATCAGATATATTTGAGCACAGCCAACACTACATCCAATCTTTTGGTGCTGTCTTTATTCAGTGGGGCAAGTCCATTCAATGGCTCATTCACAATTGACTCAGTGGTGCCTGTGCCAAACGGCGGGCTGTTCGTGGGCTTGGTGGATCCGGTGACATTGGCTGTGGTGGAGAGGTTTGATCCTGTGCTCACCACATCTGATCAATACCTGACTGCTGCCATTAACCTTGCAGATGTTGCTATTGAGCCGGGCTGCTACCGTTTAGCCATTGCCGATTATTGCACCAACACTTGTGGGCAGTATTATGTGTACAATCCATACTTCAATGGTGATCCGATGTGCATCGGGTGCGAGCCAATTGGGTGGACTGGTGCAATCGTAACAGGCACCAACAATTGGAATGTCGGAGGCGGTCAGGCAGATATCGCATTCACCACATTAGGAGATGCTGCAACCTTGACATCTGTGACTGAGTTCTGTGAAGATGTGGAATATTCGGTGACTATCATTGTGAGCTCAATCAGCAATGCACGCTTTAAATTTTCGGTGGATGGCCTTGGCTATGGCTCATTCATAACGGCATCAGGCACCTACACCTTTAATGTTACTCCGACTCAATCGGGCCCAATTGGAATAAGTGGTGCTCAGTTTGGTGCCACTGTGCCGGGCGGTATTGAACTTACTTATGTAACAGCCAGGGCCTACAAGGAGCATGCAATCTATGATAAGTACACCGATGAGGTGAACATTGGAGATTACTCTGATGACTGCAAGTATTTCAAAATTGAGGGGTGCAATGCTGAGAATCAATTTGGGCTTGCCTTCAATGGCACATCATTCTTGCCTGGCATCAGATTGCAGGGCCGCAAGTTTAGGGCTCAGTATGTGGTGGACTCTGACATCTTCAGGTATGCATCGGGGCGCACAGTCACACCTTATGCCGACATTGTAAAGAAGTGGACATTCTACTTTGAGCGCATGCCAGAGTATGTGCTTGACTTCTTATCCATTGTTTTCTTTTTCGATAACGTTTACATCAATGGGGATGTGTATGCACCGGCTGAAAATACCTTTCCAGATATTGAGTACAATGATGCAGACAATTTAGGAAGCATAACCATTGATTTAATTAAAAAGAATACACTTGTGCGTAAGACAGTATGTGTGGCAGCCGATGCCAACTGCCTTCCATCAATCTTGGATCTGGACACTGAGCCGTTTATATTGGCACAGGATGGTGACAGATTATTGACTCAGAATAACATTAACTTGTATCAACAATAAATTTATTATCTTTGTGAAAGTCATCGCAGCTATGTAGGATTAATCTGCTCATCCTATTCAACCGGGCAGAGCCAAATTTTAAATTCTTACAAAATGGGATGCGTTAGTTATTGCGATTCGTCGCTGCTTGACCACAACCTGATCAACTGTAATGATTATAAGCTTGGCGGTGTTTCTGCAATTCTTGTGGGTGCATGCGGTACTGAATTAGTTGATCCTTCAGATGAGACTGAGGTCAATGCCTTAATATCAGCCGGCACAGCAAAATTGATTCAAGATATCCGCTTTGCTCTTCCTGCCGGATCACCGGTAACAGTTGATTCACCAATCGGATGCGGAACTCCAATCCGTATCAATGAAGATCGTACTGCCACTTTATATGATGCAAACGTGACAGATGAGAATAATGCTTTTTGGAATGATGTAAACAATCGCAGGATAGCCTGGATCTTGGCCTATGCTTGCGACTCTGGTAAGGTGATTTACATCAATCCATCTGTGGGCATTACCACATCTGCCAACTTCATCATTCCTGAGCAGAATAATGAGCTTCAGCGTTATGAGGTAACATTCTCTTGGAGGGATAAAAATATCCCTTCACAGTATGATGCTCCTCCAGGTGTATTCTCGTGATGGAACCAAGCCAACAAATAAGCCACAGCACTGCCTCTGATACAGGGGTGGTGCTCATGGCATTTGGCAGGCCTCAATATTATTGGGCTGCTTACAACTTAGCATATTCAATTAAGAGGTTTAATAAGTCCATCCAAATTGCCTGCTTGGTAGAAAGCAAGGAGGATGTGGACAAATACTGTGGTGATCTGCATGAGGTGGTGGATGTGATCCGGCCCATCTTGCAGGAGAACCTTTACACCAATAAAAAGATTGATCCAGGTAAGGCAAAGGTTAATCTGTATTACTACCTGCCATTCACACATAATGTTTATTTAGATGTGGATGCAGTGGCATTAAAAGACATTCAGCCAATGATTGATGTGCTGATCCAAAGTGGCAAACCGTATGCAAGCCATTGTGTAGGATATCACACTATTGATCAGGGGCGCAAGATTGACTCTATGCAGTGGGCATGGGCTGATGACATTTGGAGTCAATACAACTTTGATGAAAAGACTGTGCTGCCTGCCATCAACAGCAGCATTCAATATATTAAAAAGTGCAATGAGTCATTCAACTTGTTTAAGGTGGCTCAAGATTATTACCATCACAATCCAATCCCGGTGCATAAGCTCCGCACCAAGTGGGGCGGTGGGCAGCCAGATGAGCTATACATGAATTGCGCCCTGGCAAAGTTAGGAATGGATCCTGCAATCGGGAAGGTGGGCCGGAATGATTATGCAGAGATTGGCTTCATCCACTTCACAGATCGCAGGGGCATGAACTATGCACAGGTCACACAATTGTACTATCTTCAATCTTACTATGGTGGGCAGGGCTTCACACCTGCCTTTTACATTGAGTGGCTTGATAGGCTGCTCAAGTCATGGATGAGGGAGGAAAACAAGATGCACAAATATTTTATTCACCGAATAATCTCAAATAAACATGCAGACCCAAAACGCTAAAAAGAAAGCAGGGCGGCCAAAGAAGTCAGAGGCCACTAAACCGAAGGCTGAAAAAAAGATTGTCACCACTGCCACCTTTAAAGAGGAAGCCAGACACGATTGGAACAGTGAGATTGATGTGTGCCAATTCATTGGCTCATTGATTAAGATGAACGGCTACAAGAACATCCTTGAGATTGGAGTATTCGAAGGTGAGACATCGGTTAAGATGATTGAGGCCCTACCGATTGGCGGCAAGTACACTGGCATTGACATCAATGATTATCGTAAGCTTGACTTTAACAAGGCCGGCAAGGGATGGAACTTTATCTTAGGTGAGTCGATCAAGGTGCTTGCCAATATGCCAGAGCATCACTTTGATTTTATCTTTGTGGATGGGGATCATTCATGGGATAATATCCTGCCAGAGTTTAAAGAGATTGAGAGAGTGATCAAGCCGGGCGGTGTGATAGCCTACCATGACACCATCCACATTCCTGATGTTAAGAAGCTGATTGAGTATGTCAATCACTATAAGTACAACACAATAACATTGAACACATCAGAGGGCAGAGGCCTCTCTTTAATACAGCGATAACCATGAAACCAAACTATTGTAGAAGCAAGAGCTGTGGCTCAAACATCATTGAAAAACCAACTAACAATATTTTAAATGGCACTAAGTATTGAGGAGATTGACAAGATTGTGCGCAAGTTTTCTGCCCTGCACAAAGGGTGGGAGGCTGCATCTGCAAGGACTCCTGTCAATCCAATAACCAAGGAGAGAACTGGAGTAAGTCAATATCCTGAGTATTGGCCGGGGTACAACTATGCCGCTAAGATGTATGATAGCATCTTGCCGCACACCCGGCCTGACATTTACCCTGCACATCTATTGAATGTGAGGGCTCCAAACCAAACCGATGCACAGGCTGAATACATCAAAGCTAATTATAAGCCTACCACATTAAGTGTATTTGAGGACTTCAAGGCCACAATCAGCCGGGCCTTTGCGGATCAGAATTGGAGCATCAGGTACAATGAGGAGCTTGAGCCAATCTTTGGAGAGGACACATTTCAAAGATTTGTCAATTCAGAGATTGAAAGATTTGGCTCACTTGAAATGTTCATGAAGTCAATGGTGCCCACATTAAAGCTCATTGATCCCAATGGCATCATTGCCATTGAGCCACAAGATATTGACACCGTAATTGATGAGGAAGGTGAGGAGATCGTATCTAATGAGCTAATCAGGCCAATGCCCGAATACTATTCATGCAAGAGCATTGTGGGGCAGAAGTATGGTGAGTATTACATGGTGATCACTGATGACAGATCAGATGTTAAGTTGGGCAGCAAGATGGAGAAGGCAGGCATTGTCCTTGAGATTTATGACAATATGAATATCTGGAAGGTATATCAGGTGGGCAAGAAGTCAGAACTTGAGTTCAGTGAGCCTGTGCTTTACTTCAGCCACAATCTTGGATATGTGCCATGCCACAAGCTTGAGGGGATGCCTCAAATGGTTGGCGGTGAGATTGCCTTCCAGAGTCCTTTCATCACAGCAGTGCCATTGCTTGATCAGGTGATCCTTGATGAGTCATACCTTCAGATCAGCAAGGCCACAAGTGCCTTCCCTTTCATGGTGGCATTAGGTGAGATCTGTGAGTTTATGGATCGGGAAGGGAACAAGTGCCAGGATGGGCGCATCTTTGATCCAATCAATGGAGGATATCGGAGCTGCCAAAGCTGTAATGGCTCAGGGGTAAAGAGCAGATTCTCACCAACAGGGATGCTGTTGATCAAGCCTAAGACATCATTGTCAGAAGGAGACAGCAGCCTCTCTGGTGAGTACCTTAAATTCGTGAGTCCACCAATGGACACATTGAACTTTTTGCGCACAGAGATTGAGCAGCAGATGAGCAAGGCAAGGAGAATACTTCACCTGCCTGCATCTGATGAAAGCGGAACCATTGGCGAGGCATCAACAGCCACAGGATCATTGAATAAATTGAGGGCACTGTATGCCTTCATCAAGCCTGTCTCTGATCAGATATTTAATCTTTATGAGTTCTGTCTGGTGACAATGGGGCGGATGCGATATGGTGAATTTTTTGGCGGTGTCAATTTAGTTTATCCGACATCATTCGACATCAGCACACCATCGGACTATCTTGCAATTATTGCTGAAGGTGTAAAGGCAGGGGTGCCTCCATCAATTACTTTCTCCAATGTGTACAATTACATCAGGGCCATCCATTACACTGATGAAGAAACATCTGCAATCTATGATCTAATCATTAACACTGATGAGTTATTGCTGATGAACTCTGCTGATATCGTGGCAAGGATTGCCAATGGTACCGTTGAGAAGTGGCAAGATGTGCTGCATCACTCAGCACCACAGCTCATCATGGAGCTCATCAGAAACCACATACCAACAGAGGGCGCACAGAGATTTATTGATTTGCCATTCCAAGATCAGGTGATTGCCCTTAGACGTATCGCAGCCGAAAAGGTGAGAGAGCAGCTTGATCCAATACAGCAGGCACAGCAGGAGTTATTGAATGGCATCATTTGATCAACTGGTAAAAGAAAAAATAAGACTCTTTGAGGAAGTACCAAAGAGGCTTGAGACTGCTGCCATAAAGACTCAGGCAGAGGCATGGAAAAAGATCCGGCCTCTGCTTGATAAGATGGATGTAAGTGCATCCGGCAACATTGAGCAGACTGAGGGCAACATTGCAAGGATTGGACAGATAGCAGATGAGCTCAAGAAGGTACTGGCAGGCAGTGATTATCGGGCTGCTGTTAAGGACTTTCTTGATTCCATTGATGCAGGTGTGCAGCTATCCACTGAGATTGCGCAAAAGTTTGAGGCATCCTTTGAGCCAACAGCAGTACAGAAGCAACTGATCCAGATATCAAAGCAGAATGCCATCAATACCTTTTTCGGGGCAGGGCTTGATCAGAGATTCACTCAGCCATTTTTAGAGCAGCTCACCACCAACATTGCAGCAAGGGCTCCACTGAGGGAGGCAGTCAATGCATTGGAGGGATTGGTGACAGGAACCGAGACTAATGATGGCAGGCTGCTTGCCAATATAAAGACCACAGCCATCACTGCTCAGGCGGTGGCAGATCGCAGCTACTCAGCAGCCATCAATGATGAGCTTGGCCTTGAGTGGTTTGAATATCTTGGAGGTGAGATACCTACAACAAGGCCCTTCTGTGAGCACAGGGAAGGCAAGATATATCATCGTCAAGAGATTGAAGCATGGGGTGATGGGGAAAATAGCGGTGGAATAAATGACATCAGGAATGGCACATGGGCCGGGCGCATAGATGGCACAGATAGCAAATCAATTTTTACCTTAGTAGGGGGGTGGAATTGCAGGCACTATCTTGTGCCAGTGCCAGACAATAAGGTGCCCGAATCGGTTAAGGCAAGGGCAAGAGCTGAGGGATTTATTGACTAATTGTTTTGCAATTTCAAATTGTTTATCTTTGAGCCATGAGATACCTGATCCTATCAGATGGCAGAATTATTCAAGCCTCCGACATGGTGGCCGAATCTATGTTTAAGAGAGGGGCAAGGGAATTAAAACTGCAACCAATTAACACACCTAATATTTATGGCAATCAAACCAGAGGAAGCGATGGAGATACTGAGCTTTCTAAACCTAAACGAAGCAGAAAACCTGGAGGAAGCAAAGGAGAAATTTCAGGAGAACTGGGTTAATTCTAAAGAACTAAACGAAAAGATCGGCAAGATCAATGGCACCATTGCTCATGTGGCCAAGCGTGCATTTGAGCCCTTTGGAGTAACCTTGACAGAGGATGACTTCAAGGATAAGAAGGCACAGGATGTGCTTCGCATGGCATCAGAAAAAGCAAGGGATGCATACGAGAAGCAGCAAGAGGAGTGGCAGCAACGTGCTGATAAGTCAGGATCGGAGGAACTTGTGAAAGAGTGGGAAAAGAAATATAAATCACTGGAGAAAAAGGTCACAGATATTGACTCAGCAAGGCAAGATGCCATCAATCAATTTGAGACATTCAAGCAGAAGATGGCAGAGGAGCAGAAGCAGACTAAGATCAATCATACCTTTGAGAAAGAGCTCTCATCAATCAAGCTTGATCCATCGGTAAATGAGTTTACAATTAAAGGCTTCAAGGCCACCATTGGTGAGAAATACGCAATCGATCTGGAGGAGGATGGCAATGTCTTTGTAAAAGATAAGAAGTCAGGTGAGCGATTGAAGTCAAAGGAGAAAGCAGGATCATTCTTGAATCTTTCTGATGTGCTACTTCAAGAGGCCACAGCAGCCGGCATCATTATGAAAAATCCAACAGCCGGCCAAAGGGTGGCCAGACCAGGTGCAATCATCCCACCGATTGAAAGTGGCAATGATAAAAAGATCAGAGGTATCAATCCAAGATTCTTTTCAAAATGACAATCAAGCAAGCCTATCAGATATTAAAGCAGCATGCTGAATGGAGGCAGGGATCAACAAATATGCAAGTTGATCCTAAAGATTTGACCAAGGCTCTTGATATTGTTTTGACTTATCTTAACAATAAAATTTTTAACCATGCCAATTTATGAAGGGTACAATGTGACAGCCTCAGATCGGGCTGATAAGAAGTACAAGGCCACTGATGATGATGGCAATGAGATACACTTTGGTGCATCTGGCTACCGGATTAAGCCGGGCACAGATGCAGGCAATTCATATTGTGCCAGGAGTGCCGGCATTCCTGCTGCCAAAGGATCAGCCAATTGGTGGGCAAGGCAGCTCTGGAGCTGTGAGGGAAAAAGATCAGTGGATGAAAGACCTTTTTTTGGTAAAATAGATTTGCCTTAGTATATTTGTATTCGAGACTGTTTTTAAGTTTGTTCTGATTTTGGATTAAGGGCCGCAGCAATGTGGCCCTTAATTATTTATATTTGTCTCAAGTATTGTCATACTTATAGTTTGGGCAAAAGGGCTTGCAGAAATGCAGGCCCTTGACTTTTTGTAATATTATTTACTATCTTTGTGGCTTCTGTGATGACGTAGTGAGCACACACTTATATGTGCAATGTAGGCAGAACCTTGAAGCCTAATAATTCAAGGCAAACCATTTACATTTTAACTATGTCAATTTCACGTATTCTTTCAGAATGCCCTAATGTTCAGATGTCATTATCTGAGCTCTTTATTGAAGTGGGCCAAAGAGAGCAACTTCCATTTTTGGAATTTCTACTCTCTCCAGAAAATTCAAAATTAATCCGCACTGAGGTATCTCCAGGCGGTGGTAAACTTAAGACCGTTCAAGCACGCTGGATTCAGCGATTGCCAGAAACAGAAGTGACTGAGGCAGGTGATATCCTTACCTGTACTTCTGAAAACAATTATGGTGACAGCACTACCACCTACACTGTGGACACCACAGATACTTACATTGCATCACAGCTTATTAACGCTGCTGATATCGCACGTCACTGCCAAGAGAATTCTCGCTATGTACTTGAGTCAGTAATGCGCTTGATGGATGTGCTTGATCGCAAGGTGGCATCTGCTGCTGCAACTCAAGCTGTTGCTGAGATCGGTAATTGGGGAACTGATGTGGAAGGTTTCTACACAGTATCTTCTGACTGCTTAGAGATTGCAACCATGAATGGCGCAACTGAGCCTAATCCATTTGCAATTGCTGATATTCAGCAGGCAACTCGCATGGCTAACTATCCAGGTGCTCCTGTGGCATTCGGTGGTGCTGCGATGCAGCGTTATGCAAATGCAATGGCAGCAGGCTGTTGTTCACAGTACGGCCTTGATCTTCTTGCTATCACTCAGCAGAACGGCTTTGGCTTCGCTTATGATGCACGTTTAGCTGCTGCTCAAGGCTCGCAGAATAGAGCATTGGTGACCACAGCAGGAGCAATCCAGTGGCTATCTTTCAACTTGGCTGATTGGAATACTGGCATCACTCCAGTGGCAGGAAGCAACTACTCTAAGACTTTGGTGTTTACACCGGCAGGAGTACCTTGTGACTTGACAATGAAGGATGATTGCGGTAACTTATCAATTGTATTGACTACAACTGGTAAGATCGTAACATTGCCAACTGACATTTATGAGGCTGCTGATAAGTTTGCAGGTGTGAACTATGTGAACTGCGTATCAATCGTAAATCCTGCTCCATAATTGGGCGAGATTGTTTAACTAAAAAGAGGGCTGCCATGTGCGGCCCTTTTTTTTTATCTTTGTAAAAAACAAGCAGATGTGCATTGAATCTTTACTTGGCTTGAGAGGCTGTGATTCAGCCGAACCATCCACAGGCTTATACATTGATGAGCTTGGAATCAACACTACTTTTTTAGGGCAGCTCATCACTGATCAATACGATCAGGGCAAGCAGCTCTTTGAAGATAAAAGGGCCTTTGCATGGCGCAAGCTGTCATCTGATGTGCTCACCAGGCTGACTCCAATGATGAAATCTGATACTGTCATTGAGGGCAAAAGGGTGGGCCATGTGCTCACCAATTATGCCAATGTGCAGACTGCTCTTGGTGCAGGTAACTATGCAGGCATCAGATTAAAGATTGATCCAAATAGCCTGGCATTCTTAAACTTTTATTTATCAGATATCAATCTTGCCATTGATGCTGCTAATACCAATGTGCCGGTGCTGATCTTTGATATGATAACAGGCAAGCTGATTGAAACCATCACTTATTCAGAGGGAGGGCTTGATCAATTCTTAGGTAAGACATTCACATCAGCCAGGCGCAAGCTTGATATTGCCATTGTCTATGAGATGACAATGAATGCTGCTAAGTTTATAACCAAGAAGGGTGCCTGCCTGAGCTGTGGCGGTGGTGTGAGAGAGGCCCACATCTGCCCGTTTGTGGATGCAGTGGGGATTCAGCTCACCACTGATGGAACCAATGTATTGAGCTCATCAAATCAGAAGTACACTGGAGGCATGTCAGTCAATTACAATGTAAATTGTGACAGGCAAGGGTGGCTGTGCTCAATCGGTGGGCTGATGGCTTTGCCTTTAGCCTATGCCACTGCTGTGGAGATTTACAATTATGCGCTCACAGTGAGCCCTAATCAAAGGGTGAATACCACAGTGACCATCAACAGAGGGCAGAAACTATTTGCCACAGCCGATGCCTTTGAGGGCATTGTGGCTGCCAGAGATATTGCTGCCACCAGATACGGTGAGGAGCTTGGGGCCATGCTTCAGAATATGAGGCTGCCTGATGATAATCATTGTTGGGATTGTAGAAAGAACATGAAGTACGTCACTGCCCTTCCATAATGGCCACACCTGCTGAGATCGAACAAAGCTTAAACAGCTTGTATGATGGATGGACATCTAAGTTCACTCCATTGTATTCGGCAGTACGTGAGATGAAGCGGATCATGTTTAAGAGGATCTTTGGAACTGGTTCAAGCGGTGGCAAAAATACGGCAGGAGATAAGCTACCTACCAAGCCATACAGCACCACTCCAATTTATGTGAGTCCAAGATCATTGGCCTCAGCACCATCAAAATTTAAGAAGGGTAAGACAGGGGAGCCAATTGAGTCCTTATACTTTCCAGGAGGTTATGCCGAATTAAAAAGCGGCACATCACGCAAGCTGCCTCTTGAATTAACCGGCAAATTAAAGGGTGGATTTTTAGCTGCTGAAGTATTGACTGAGGGCCTTGAGGCTGCCATCTTAATACCTACCGATCAGGTGCCAAAGATTGATGGATTGGAAGCTAAGTATGGGCAAATCTTTCTGCCCACAAAAGAGGAGCAGGAGGAGATGCTGCAAGATCATGCAAATCAAATAGTCGAACAGATCATTAATGCAATGAACAGAGGATGAATTTACTATCTACCATAATTGACAGATTAAATCAACGCATTAAAGCAGGCAATATCTTTGATCAGATATACGGGCTTTCAGAGCTTGCTGCTGATGGCAATGACAAAGCTTGGATTCACTACATCGGCAATGGGCAGGCAATCCCTGTGACTAATTTTGATGCTAAACAGGGCACATTGTTTTGGGCCAAACGTGGCAAGATATCAGTCAGCAAGATTGAGACCTTTAAATTGGCAGGCTGCAAATCAATGTATGAGACCAGATACAGCCTATCTGCCAATGCAGTGGTGCGCAAGAGCCATCTGCCATGTGACTCTGCTGACGCACAGGATTGGATTGCATCAAGGGTGCTTAAATTAATTAGCGGAACTGATCCACAATTTAAGACAGCCATCGGTGTGGTGTCTTATGAGGTGGTGCCTAATGGGTACACCAATGAGATCAAGAGCCTGACTGCAAATTATGAGTGGGCATCTGTCACAATTGATATTGATATTAATGTGGTAAGCGGAAGTGAGGATGGATGTTATGATACCTGTGCCACAGGTGACATTCCACTCCCTGACTTCGAGCCTTGCACACCTTGCTTGACTGAGGTGGCTGTTGATGGGGTGACAATCACCGGCAATGGTACACCTTCAGATCCACTTGTGGCCATCGGAGGCGGTGGTGGCACACCACTTACAACGCAAGAGGAGGGCTCAAATGTGAGCACCAATACCACCACATTGAATTTCACAGGGGCAGGAGTGACTGCCTCATTAACTTCACCTGGAGTGGTGGAGGTGAATGTGCCAGGCGGTGGAGGTGGCAGTCAGGACTTGCAAGATGTGACTGACATCGGAAACAGTACTACCAATGACATTGACTTCATTGGAACGGCAGGGCTTTCCTTTGATAATGGCGCACGCTTTCGCAAAGGAACAACCGATGCAGGGCTTGGAGGCGCAAAGGGCACAGCTCAACTATGCTCAATTAGCTATGAGCTGAAGTGGGAAGCAGGCCGATTGTATTACATGGAGCAGGATGGATTCACCATTAGGGATGTCACTCACAATTTCACCTTTGTACCACAGCCAACAGATGATTCAAGCAAGGGCTATGTGGTTGGCTCAAGATGGAGCCTTGATGATGGTACTGTCTATCTTTGCTCTGATGCCACAATTGGCGCAGCAGTTTGGGCAGTGGTAAGCAGTGGAGCAGTCACCAATGTAACGGCAACCTCGCCGATATTCTCAAGCGGTGGCACTACGCCTGACATAAGCATACAGCCTGCGAACTTGTTCGATGATGGCTATTTGACCTCGGCTGACTTCACGAGCTTTGCAAATAAGTTTGATGTGCCAACAGGCACGGCTTCGGACTATCTCGATGGCACAGGAACGCCTACGCCGTTTCCAGCTTTGACCAATGGCACGGTAACATCGGTAGCGGCTACCGTTCCTAACCCGACTAACCCAGCGTTCAGCGTTAATGTGCCGAATAATACCACAACCCCGAGCGTGGACATAACAGCCAACGGAGTAGTGAGCCAATATATTCGAGGCGATGGCAGCCTTGCGAACTTTCCGCTCGGCGGCGGCGGTGGCGCATCGGTTAATTACTACCTCAACGGCTCAATCAGTCAGGGTACAATAGGCGGCAATGCTTACTTCCAAATGAGCCGAGTGCCTGTGCTTGGAGCGGGTACGAACTTCACACGAACCAATGCGCAGGGCAATGGCTACATAGCGCAATTCATTACCGATGCAGGCGACCCGAACCTCTTAGCAATCCCTTCAGGTAATTGGAACTTTGAAACATACTTCAACGCATCGAGTGGCGGTGGCAATCCGAGCTTTTACATTGAATTATATAAGTACGATGGCGCAACGTTTACACTCATATCTTCAGGGGCTACAAACCCCGAAGCAATTACAGGCGGCACGGTGGTCGATTTATACGTTAGTGCGCTTGCAGTACCAAGCACGGTTCTGCTTGCAACCGATAGGCTCGCAGTACGCATTTTCGTAACCACATCGGGGCGAAACATTACGCTGCATACGGAAGATAATAATCTTTGCCAAATAATCACCACGTTCACTACAGGGCTAAACGCACTAAATGGCTTGACTGCACAAGTACAGAACTTTGCAACTGGCACGGCTGGCACAGACTTCGGCATTACATCGGCAAGCAGCACGCACACTTTTAATCTACCTGTGGCATCAGCTACCAATACAGGTAAATTGAGCAGCACCGATTGGAGCACCTTCAATGGCAAGTTTAACACTCCAAGCGGCACGACATCGCAGTACGTGCGAGGGGATGGCAGTTTAGCTACGTTACCAAGCGGTGGGCCTGTGATTTACAAGAGCACCACAGATGGCACATCCATCACAGGGGTGGCATCAGAGCAGATAAGTGCAAGCCAATTAATACCGGCCAACACCTTTGCGGTTGGTGACATCATTAGAATATCTTGGCGAACTCGAAAAACGGGTACGGCATCAGGCTCAACCTTTAAATTATACATTAATACAACGGCTTCTTTAACGGGCGCTATTCAGCTCGGTTTATTAAGTATCGCAGGCTCGACAAATTTAACTAATCAAATGCAGCGTAATTTAGCAATTAAGTCAGCAACTAATACCGAGGCGTTTTCAAACGTCAACGTAAGCGACGATTTTACATTTACAAGCCCTGCGGTAATTAGTGCTAACGTAAATTGGACTGTTGACCAATATATTATTTTCATGACCCAAATTACCACAGCAACAGCGGACACCGTTCGTACTTCATTTTACCTAATTGAAAAGCTATGATAAATATAAATATAAGCGCAACCGTAGCTACCTTTTACAGCAACGTAAGTCAGTCGGATATAACGGCTAATTTATTCGAGCCTAAATGGGAACGCAATGATGATAATTCATTTAGCCTAAACACCGAGCAGGGCATATATTGTATTACGATAGCTGATTATACTTTAAACGATAATAAGTTTACGTTGGTTAGCGATGCAATTACCTATTTAAATTCTTTGTAAATTAGCAACTAAATAAACCAACTATGGCAGGCGTTAAAGTAACCGACTTAACTACATTAGGCACAGCTGACCCGAGCGATATTATGTATATCGTAGATGCAACCGCTAATCAATCTAAACAGATTGAAGTGCAAAATATATATTCAGGTTTGCCGCAATTTGATAGCGGAACGTTTACCCCTACCGTATCAAATGAAACCTTTAACGAGGTTGTAACGCCTTTAGCTGCATATTATAGCCGCGTTAACGACGTTGTTAATTGCACCTACTTTTTAGAAGTAGCTTTAGATGCTGCGGAAACGGAGGCAGAATTTGAATTGAGCCTACCTGTGCCATCAAACTTTAGCAATGTAAAAGATTTAGTAGGTATTGTGGCACATGATGCTGTTACAGCCGATTTAATTCAATGGGGGTTGCAGGCAGAAACAGTAAATAATACTGCAAAAATCTATTTAAAAAATGCCAATATAGGTAATGCCTTTCAATACATTTATATCACCGTTCAATATTTAGTATTGTAATAATGCGCTCGACATCGGCACAAGGTCTGGCAATAATTAAGAAGCATGAGGGCTTGAGATTGAGCAGCTACCTGTGCCCGGCAGGGGTGCCCACCATCGGGTATGGCAATACCAGATATACTGATGGCCGCAAGGTAATTTTAGGCGAAAAATTAAGCAGCGAAAAAGAGGCCACTCAATTACTGCTTGCCAGTCTGGAATCTTTCGAGGCTGCTGTCAATCGGCATTTACCTAACCTTAACCAATGTCAATTCGATGCACTTGTATCATTCACTTACAATGTGGGCACAGGTGCATTTATTAAGTCCACACTTTTAAAGAAGGCCAAAGTGAATGCTGCTGATCCATCCATTGTGGATGAGTTCCAAAAGTGGGTGCGAGGCGGTGGCAAGGTGCTGTCCGGTCTGGTGACTCGAAGGCGAGAGGAAGCCAATCTGTATTTCTCACTTTGTAAATAAAGGGGCTAAATTCAATTAACACATTGGCCCAATCATTCGTAAATTGAGCCATGAGTCGGAAGCCTACCAAAGCACGTAAGATCTGCAACATCATTTTGAAACATTGGAAGCCGACCATTGGCTCCCTTGTGATCCTGGTGTCTGTCTTTATGCTGATCTTAAAAAAGATTGAGGTCGAGACTTTGGCCGCTATTGTCGCAGCAATGGTGGCAGCAGGCTACATCCCTAAAACCAACAGCAATGATACCAACTGACACCATACAATGCAACAATCCGGGCCACTGCCTTAACCATCCAGTGAAGCCAATTGTTGAGGTAGTGCCAACAGTTATGCATCAGGACACCATTGCAGCCGATACTTTGCCCATTGATGTGGCTGATGTGCTGCCAATCAAAAAAATAATTGATCTGCCTGCTGACTCAATTCAGCCTGTTGATGTATCTTTATTAAGTGAATCAACGTACCACACGATCAAGATTCACCAAGTAAGAAATCAGCCAGAAATTGAACAGCCTATGAATATTGATTTACTTTGCAATTCGCTTACCTTCACATTCATGTTGGCTGTTGCTGCTAAGTATGCCATCACTTGTGCTCCATCATGGGCTCAATTGTTTAATGAGCTCAAACAAGAATTGTCATAAAAGTTTAATGGCTTAACGTATCTTTGTGATATGGCAAGCCTGCATATCCTGGACTCATCCATTGATCTATTCTATGTCATATCCGATCAGGATGGTGGCATAGTGGCCTCTAATGATTTATTCAAAGAATATAGCAGCCACATCAAGCCATCCAATATCATGGACATTGCGGCACATGATAGTGATAAGGATGAGCTGCTAAGGGCCATCAAGAAGGCAAAAAAAAATACTCCTGATGCTGTCAGGGTGTATGCCAAAACCAAGCAAAAGATTGGATCAGAAAGATACAATATGTGGAATGTTTATTCCATCATGGACAGCCTGCATTTTATTGGGATTCAACTTGTGGATGTGACATCAATCTCTGCCCATGAGCATGAGAGACAGAAGGTGCTTCTGGAGGAGTTCAGATTTATGTTAAGCCATGAGCTCAGGCAGCCGCTTACTTCAATCGGTGGATTGGTGAGAATGCTGCTTGACCATCCAGAGGCCACTGAGCAGGAGAAAAGTGGCATCATGATCATGATTGCCTCATCAGTGGATCGGCTTGATGAGGTGGTAAAATTGTTGGTGAAGAAAGCCACAAGACAAATTTAAATATCTTTGTTGCATGAGCCTGCCTGCAACAGATATTGAATGCGATGAGAGATTGGTTAAGGTATTGGTGGTGTATATGATTGAGCGTGACATGCCGCTTAATGTGGTGAGCCAGATCTTAATGGATCAGCTCAAGGATAAATCAAGTTATTTGGCTAAATTTAATGAAATTTTAAGCCATGTCCGAGACCACTCTTAAGCATCATGCAATTTATGGTGTCACAATTCTGATCTTATTGCTGCTCACATTTCGCTCCTGCCAGAATCAGAAGGCAGCAGAGGCCGATCTTAAAACCATGATTGAGTATAAGGATAAACTTGTGCGCAGGATGGCAGAGGACTCATCCAATCTCATCAGCCAGGGCATCCGAATTGTGCAGCATGCTGAACTGGAGGAGGCACTGCTTGAGGAAATTGAGATGATGGAAATGCGCAAGCCAACAGAGGTGGTGAAGTATAAGACTAAAACAGTTATAAAGACAGAGATCAAGCTTGCCGATCCGGTTTACATTGACTCCTTTCCATACCTTAAGCTGCCAATACCATTCTATAAAAAGGATAAGCACCTCACAATTGGTGGTGAGATTAATCGCTTAGGAAGCCTCCAGATTGATTCTTTAATCATTCCCACCACTTACACTGTGGCCTTTGGAGATACGCTCAGAAATGGGCTGTTTAATAGGTTAATCAAAAAGAGTGATCCGGTGGTGCGCATCAGGGTGGACAATCCCAATGTGGTAGTCACTGGCATGAGTAATTTTGTAGTAAGGAAGCCTCCAAGATGGTATGAGACCACAGGATTCAAGATTGGTGTGGGGATGTTGCTTGGATTTGGGCTGGCAGTGGCAGCACCTTGAGTGAAAATTTTGTTGTTGATTTACAGCACTTTGTAAATTATTTTTTATAATTATTGATTATGTATTTGCATATTCAATAAATGGGTGTACATTTGTCAAACAAAACAACAATAAAAACACACAGCCATGAACACAACAGCACAACCTTTCGAAAATTTTAGAGATGCACTTCTTGAGATGCCAGAAGTAGGCGAAACAATTAATGCTTTTGGATATGCTTACAGATTAGCCATTTCCTTGCGATTAAACACAATTACATTTGACGAATTTGATGGCCTTTCAAAAGAACTTGAATGCTATTGTAATCGTCACAAAATAGAAACTTCAAACGAAATCTGCTCTTTATTCTAACCCCACCGGGCGGCTAACCACCGCCCACCTTTCAAACAATCCAAAAATCAAAACATAATGAAAACAGAAATCCAAATTTTTGCTTACAGTGCAACCGGCCAGAACCTAATTTGGCATAAGACAATGAATGACTTTATTGGGTATGAGCGTGAAGTGCCTCCCACCGATTTATTTGAGCTTAAATATGCCAAAGAAAAGGCCAAAGAATATGCAGCGATTGTGAATGTATGGGCCGAAAAAATTGACATCGAAACAGGCGAACTTATTGAATCTTACTTTTAACAACTATAAATCATGACAAAAGCAGTTACAATCTTCAAGAATCTCGAATCAACAGAATACTTTCACTACGATCACCTTGCAGGGGTGCTCACAATTATCATCAATGATGGCCCTCGCAAGGGCATGATGGTGCGCTATGACTCTAAGAGTGCACAGCTTGCCAGACAGTACAACAGAGAACAAGAGTATGGTGTGCCATACGATATCCGTATCTTTGACTCCTGCACCATTGAGGAGTTCCATCATGCCTACACCTTCGCAGTGGAAGCAGTACATCAAGGAGTCCTTGAGGCCCTACAAGCGTAATCTTTAAACCCTTATATTTTATGAAAGCACCAATCAGCACCGGTAGCACCGGCACAAAACAGCTCGCCCCAGAAGGGACTCATGTAGCAAGATGCTACCAGATCATTGACAAAGGCACCACCTTTGACGAGAAGTGGCAGAACAAGAAGCGCAAAGTACAATTTGTATTTGAGCTGCCAAACGAGCTCACCACATTCTCCCCCGAAAAAGGTGAGCAGCCATTCATGGCCAAAACAATAATGAATTTGTCAATGTCTGACAAGTCAATCATGCGCAAATTTATTGAGTCATGGCTTGGCAAAAAGATGACCGATAAGCAGGCATCAGACCTTGACCTGTTTAAATTGGCCGGCATGCCCTGCATGCTTAACCTTGGGCACAACACCTTAGCCGATGGCCGCACCTTTGTAAACATCATGAGCATTGCGCCAATGCCTAAAGGCATGGCCTGCCCTGATCAGATTAATGAGACTATCTGCTATGATACCACTGAACACAATGAGGAGGTATTTAATAAGCTGCCAGAGTTCATGCAGGATGACATTGCAAAGTCTGATGAGTGGGCCGCAAGATTAGCCTCTGAGAATAAGCCAAAGGTAAACGTGGCTCAAGAATATGGCACTGGATTCGCCACCAATATTGTGCCTGCTGAGGTGCCCAAAGGAGGCAAGCCATACGTGAGCAAGTCCACACTGGATGATACTGCCACTGATCTTGATGATCTCTTTGGCTCATCTAATGACACCGGTTTGCCATTCTAAAAATAACAAAGGGAGGGCCCATGACATGCCCTCCCTTATAGTAACTCAAAATAACGAACCCTTAAAGATATGAATTCAATCGCAAAAATCACAATTCCGGTGGAGAAAATCTACCAGGCCATTAATGATCCACAAGTGCTGCATGCTCAATCAATAATTGTTAAGTACCATGAGCAGCCAGTCGGCTCTGCCGAGCAGTACAATGAGATGGCCTATGCCATCAAGATTGTTAATGATGTTATTAAGTACATCGAAGCAGCACGCAAGCAAGTCACTCAGCCGCTTGACCTGTACAAAAAAGAGGTCATCCGATTAGAGCAGTTCACCTGTGAGCCAATGGCTGACTTCATCACCAAGGCAAAGGGCAGAATGGTGGAGTACCATAATGAGCAGGAGCGCATCAAGTCTGAGGCAGAAGCAAAGATTAAGGCGGAAGCAGCAGCAGCACTCGCTAAATCTCAATCGGTGTCTGATATCATGGGTGCCTTCACAGATAAGCTATTTGCCACATCGGTGGAGACCAATAAGACTTTCAATATCAGAACTACCATCAAAGCCAAAATTGTTGGTGAGGTGGACTGGATTAAAGTCCTGTCAGTACAATTCGCAGCAGGCAAGCTCAATCCTGATGAGCTGATTAAAAACCTTGCCACATCCATGAAGCAGATGGCAGTGGATCACATTGCAGGAATCGAACTAACAGAAGTTAAATCTCAATCAATCAGATAAACATGGAAACATCAACTCAAATTATCAAACGGCATCTAATGGATGCAAACATTGACTATTCTAAAACAGCAGCAGTGACTGGAATTATGAGGCTTGGAATTAACTATGCATTCACTAAGCTCAATCATCATGAAATAATGGAAGTGCTTGAAAAAGCCAGAATAAAGAAAGGATTAAATAAGTCAGAGCTTTCTTTGAAGGCCGGTTATGGAGACAGTGCTTATAATCAAATAGCAAGAGGATCAAGATTAAGCAGCAAATCATTTGATGCATTTTGCAAAGTTCTTAAGGTGCTGCATCATGATACCACCACACAAGCAAAAATTGAATTCAATCCGGTTAGCGTGGAAGATATGATATCACATCTTAAGAGCTTAGGGTATAGAATTCAGAAACCAGTTACAACATACGAAGAGATATGAAACAACGTACCACACCAATAGGACAGCACATTCAATCGGCTAAGGCAGCCATTGAGCAGGCAAAGGCAGCAAGGGTAAAAAAGACAGCACTCCAGGAAGCATTCAGCTTAGTGCAGGAATTACATCCATCATTATTCGATGTTCACACTGAGACAGGCCGTACCTTTGTAGGTACCTTCCATCAATTTTTGGACATCGAAAAGCAGCAGATAGTGGATGCCTTTAATGAGGGCGCACTGGATGGGCTGCAATTAGGAGAGCAATATTTTAATTTTGTTTATAAGCCATGACCAGAGAAGAATATATCAACTATCCGGCAATAAGTGCAAGCCGCATTAAACGCCACTACACTGGAGACATTAGCCATGCGAAAGGAGCCCTGGATGCCGGGGCCTCCTTTCACTATCAGCTTTTAGAGACACCTTATGGACAAATGACCAAGGAGGCGCAAAAAGTTTATGATGCCATCCATGAGCATCCGCTTATGTCAATGCTCTTCGATGACTCAGAGAAGGAATTGATTGTGGTGTCGGAGATTACCTTTGGAGAAAAGAAGGTACTGGCAAAGGGCATGATGGATATCTGCTACAAGGAGATGCAGATCATTGCCGATGTTAAGACTACCACAGCCAAGAACGTGGAGGCCTTTGCCTCCGATATGATCAAGCATGTCAATCATGTGCAGGCCGTTTGGTATTCGATGATAATGGGCTATGATCCTGCAAATTTTTACTACATCGGGGTGCCACCTAAAGTTAAGAAGTCAGGCAAGATGAAAGACCTGTACCTTTACCGGCACAATGCACAGGAGATTGAGCATGCCTATGGATTAATCATGAAGTTTATTGATCAATTCGATGGAGAATTTGGAAAGTAACTACATCAGGCAGCACTATGCCACACAAACGGCAAAAGACATAGCGGCACATCTTAACATCCCAATATCAAGGGTGTACCGTTTGGCAGCAGCTATGGGCCTAAAAAAGCCAATTGAGGCCATCCGGCAGATGTCGAAAGATACCTACCATCTAAGTGGTATAAAGACTCAATTCGGCAAAGGCCACATCCCTTGGAATAAAGGAATCAAAACAGATGGATCAAAGATACCGAGCCACACTAAATTCCAGAAGGGGCAAATGCCTAAAAATTATCTACCTGTGGGATGGAGCAGGATTGATGCTGATGGATATCACTGGATGAAGGTCAATGATCCAAATGTATGGAAGATGATCCATGTGATTACATGGCAGAATGAGAATGGCCCGGTGCCGGATGGAAAAATTGTAATATTTAAAGATGGCAATCGCAGCAATTTAGATATTGAGAATCTTATCTTAGTTGATCGCAAGGAGCACATGCTCCGCAATTCAATACAACGCTACCCAATGGAGGTGCAGCAATCATTAAAAGCAATTTCAAAACTTAAAAAAATAATTAAAAATCATGGCAAAGAACAAAATTGAACATTTAAGAGATCACCTTTTTGAAGTAATTGAGATGGTAAAAGAGGGTGACATGGAGCTCGACAAAGCTAAGGCAATAGCAGACATCGCACAGGTGATCATCAACTCAGCAAAGGTGGAGGTGGACTTCATTAAGACAGTACATGGCAATGGATCTGACTTTATCCCAATGAATAAAAGATTGGAGCAATGAAAAAGATCCTATCCCACAGAGAGTCCGACATTTACGAGGCCATCTCAAACTTCATGTTAATAAAATATCCAGATGTGATCTTCCGCTTTGACTTTGCAGCCGGCATGAAGATGTCCATGTACCAGGCTAAGCACCACAAGTATCTCAATCCATGGACTGGATATCCTGATCTCTTTATTGCCTACCCAAACGGCACCTACTGTGGACTGTTTATTGAGATTAAAAAGAAGGGTGTGGCCATCTTCAAAAAGGATGGCAGTCTTAGATCAGATCAGCACCTGGAGCAGCAGAATAAGGTATTGATAATGCTGCACAGAGCAGGCTATAAAGCGACATTCGGAGTGGGCCTTGATCAGTGTATTGATATAATTGATAACTATCTTGCAGGCCGATAATGATCATATCTCAGTATAACAATATCTATGACACCACTGATGTGGACATTGAGGTGTCATCCTTTCTGGAAGGGGTGCGCACCGGAAAGTGGCAGGACATCGTGCTCAATGTAAGGGCCGAAAAAGACAAAGATAAAAAGGCAAACAGAAAAAAGTCAGCTCCATTAGTTCGTGTCTCTGGCTCCTTCAGTGCTCCCAATGATGATGGCCTACGTGCCCATTCTGGATTTATAGCCATTGACATTGACAATCTGGAGCAGCCGGAAGATGTCAAGAAGTTAGTGCAGGCTGATCCGCATGTTTATGCTGCCTTTGTCTCCATCGGTGGCAATGGGCTGTGCCTGATATTCAAGATTGATGGCAGCAGGCATTACGATGCCTTCAACGGCATAGCCTCCTACCTTTATAATTCTTATCAGCTCATTGTGGATCAGTCAGGCAAGAATGTCTCAAGGGCCCGATTCATATCTTATGATCCTTGGATCCACATCAACACCAAGGCAGTGATCTTTAAGAAGTACCTGCCTAAGCCAAAGGATCGCAAGATATCGAAGGTGGCAGTGATTAAATCCGACTTCGATGCCATGATTGAGGCAATGGATCGCAAGGGCCTAAATCTTTGTGAGGATTACTCTGAGTGGGTATCAATCGCCTATTCTTTGGTGAGTGAGTTTGGAGAAGGTGGCCGTGACTACTTTCACACCTTAAGCAGCCACTCCTCTAAGTACAACAGCATAGATTGCGATGCCCAATTTTCAGCATGTTTAAAGAACCATTCTGAGTCGAAAGGGAAAAAATCTTCCATTGGTAGTTTATATTACCATGCCAAGCAGAACGGCATCACAATATACTCTGAGGAGTCAAAGGAGCTAATGCGCTCAGTGACATCACTTAGGGCCTCTGGAATGTCTCCAGAGGACATCATGAAATCTCTCACTGATTCGGGTGTATCGGAGCAGCAATCGGCTGAAGTTGTCAATGAGATAGTTGTCAAGGATATCAAATACAAAAGTGAGAATGTAAGTGCTGATATTGCGGCATTTATAAAGACTTATCCACTTCGAAAAAACGTGGTGACTCGCAATGTTGAGCTTGATGGCAAGCCGATTGATGACACCGATCTTAACTCAATCTTTTTGGACTGCAAAGCAATCTTTAAAGAGACCACAAAAGACCTGATCACATCCATCATTTTCTCCAATCGGATTGAGACTTACAATCCACTCCATGAGTTTTTTGAGGAGGAACTGCACACTGATACCGAATATCCAAATGTGGACATGCTAATCAACAGCGTGGTATCTGATACTCCAAACTTTGACAAATGGATTGGCAAGTGGCTTGTTTCTGTGGTGGCATCCGCATACGGTCAGCACTCACCATTGGTGCTGATCTTTAGCGGAGAGAAGCAAGGCACAGGAAAGACTCACTGGTTTCGCTATCTGCTACCAAAGGAGCTACGCTACCTATTCGCAGAATCAAAGATGGATGCCGGCAAGGATGATGAGATCTTGATGTGTAAAAAATTAATTATCCTGGATGATGAGTACGGAGGGAAGTCAAAAAAGGAGGAGAAGCGACTCAAGGAATTGACATCAAAGGAGTTTATCAATATCCGGGAGCCATACGGTAGGGTATCTGTGGACATGAGGCGGCTTGCAGTATTTTGCGGCACATCCAATGAGACTCAGATTTTAAACGATCCAACCGGCAATAGGCGGCAGCTACCAATCCACATCAATGATATTGATCAGGAGCTATACAACAAAGTGAATAAGATGGATCTCTGGAGGGAGCTCTATGCACTCTACCGGGCCGGCTATGACTCCACCATCCTGCGCCAAGATATTGAGGATCTTAATGAGTCCACCGATATCTTTAAACATTCGACACCAGAGGAGGATCTCATCCACAAGAAGCTAACTCCTGGCTCTGCCACATCTTATGGGGACTGGATGTCACTCACCGATATACAGCAATCACTGATTGCAGAGACCAAGCTAACGCATCTGAACTTGCAGCGCATCGGATCAATCTTAACCAGTTTAGGCTACGAAAAGCAGCGCAGGACAAAGGATAATTCAAAAGTCATGATGTACTATGTCACCAGAATACCAACATAAGTGGACAGCTTGGACAGCTTTGGACAGCTTCAAATTAAACAAAGCTGTCCCATTCAACCCCCTAATTTTACAAGCCTTTCAGAGCATTGGACAGCTTGGACATCTTACTTTTCTATTATTACTATAATATTATATACACACACATGCACACACACACACACACACACATATATATATATACAGCATTTTTTTTCTTCAAGGCTGTCCAATCCTCTGTAAAGCACACCACTATTGGAACACAGCCGATTTTTGCTAATTTTTGGACAGCCTTGTAGGTGGCAAGCTGTCCAGATTGAACTAACCTAAAAACAGTTAAAAGATTGAAAACATGAGAGATAATGAAAAAAATCAAATTGCGCATAACTATCTTA